CGAAGAGCGTCCTGGAAAAGAATCTGCAATCGGAATGCTGAGACAAACAATCTATACCCACAATAAGAGAAAAGACTTATTCGATATTCAACTGCAGAAGATTTATCTGCGTTGAAGTGTTTGTTACCTGAGGTAATCGAACCAACAAAGGTTGCCGTCGAACCTGCCTGGTCAAATCGACGGTTTCTTTTTTTTGGCGAAAGAATAGGGGTGCTACGTGAACAATCCGGATTGAGCTGGAGTGTTTATACTATTTTGCACCTATTTGCTCCACAGATACCTTAAATTGCGTCAGAATTGAAAACAACCATTTGCTGCTTATTTACTTCTCAAAAATAAAAAATATAGAGCCATCGCTTCGCAAAGCAAAGACAATGGCTCGGTTACCTATCCGTTCCGTTCGGTTACAGCCATTCCGCCATTCTTATATACGAGAATTGTGGCACCGGGAGAAGGCAAAGGAACATCAGGAGTTGCCACACCCTTTTCCACAAATTTGAAGTTATATTCGGTATATACCTCACGAAGAAAAGGTAAAGGATTGACCCCAACTTGGTATAACCTCATTATCAATTCCTGGATACCCTCGTGGAAGAAATCCCCAAGAGTGACATCAGGATAATGCTCCCGCACTTCATCCACAGATAAGTCACAAACATAAGCAGGCATGAAACCGTTCAGCACCACATAGAAATTATTCCGGGCACGGGAATGATTAGTGCAGGGAAGGCGATAGCCACCGGTGAGATTATCGTTAATTTGGAAGGGAGGGAACTCCCGCAGGAGTTCCCCGTTGTTAATAGATTGTTTTTTCATTATTCCTCCTTAAAGTTATCATCTTGATATTTTATTATGCCACTCAGGGCTTGATCAATTTTATCCAGTGTTTCATTCCAATTTTGCTCAAAATAGAACATCTGAACTTCTTCACACCTATCACTGAAACTATTTTCGGGATGTTCTGCGAGATACCTTTCCCAATCCCCTGCATAGGCATTCTCGTTCCATATCTCTTTCAATTCATCCTCATCGAAGAGCTCTCTCCAGTCGATCCCATCATCTGGTTTCCCTGCTTCGAGAGTATAGAGAACCAGCATTCTCCCGAAATCATCATAGAAATTCCCGTGTGGGATATGTTCTGCTCTGACTTCATCATCGACGAAGTCATACACGAGAACGCCATCATAATATTCCGTGCGTTCTGCGAGAAGCTTCTCACCTATCTCATTGCATCCCATTTCATTGATGCGGGTCATAATCGAATTGCGAAGATTTTCGGTCATTATTTGCTTTTTCATTTTTCCTCCTTATTTAATGGCAACTTATACATTCTTCTTTTACTGTTCCGTTTGTTTCTCGACTTCGAGTTTGAAAAGATAGTTTCTCATATTCTCTACCACGAAATCGTATTCGCCACATGCTTCGGAGCGTTTCCGATGAAGGTACTCACAAAGCTCTTCTACATTTGTTATGTCATCTTCATCTTCATCTTGACTATACTGCTGAGTAAGTGCTTCTTCCAATGCATATTCAATCCACGAGAAAGTGTATCCACAACAGATTCTTCTTTCGAAGGCATCACTCAGAGCAGCTTTTGCAAATAGTATTAGCTGTTTATTTACTTCTGACATTGTTCTTCCTTTGGAAGTAATTTATAATACGAATGCGTTTCTAATATCAATTCTATTACACTTTGGACAATAAGGAACATAGCATCCTTTTATAGTGTATTCATCTTTATCTTTATCGTATTTCGTTTCTTGGCTATAGTAGGGAAAGTTTATGGCGTCGTCACTATAGCCACAATCTCTACAATATAATATTTTCATCTTTTTTCTAATTCCTTTCTTATCTCTTCTAATATCTTTTCATAATCATTACAAGATTCTGGAGCGAAGCAGCGAAGATACTGAATCATATCATCTATTGTATCCAGCTTCAGGTCTTCTTTTTCTACATCTTCTAAGATACAATCGAAGAAGTCATACATAAACCACGAGTGAATGAAACTGCAGCACAGTTCCATATTGTACATCTTATCGACGATTCTCTGCGTATCGCCGATGATTGAAAGATATTTGTCAATGTTCTTCATTAGTTTCTCCTTTTCTTCCAGAGATATAAGTATATAGCCGCAGTAAGGACAGTGGTCATTCTCCTGTCCGAACTCGTCAATCTGCGGTACGAGATGTCCGCAGTTCTCACACAGCAAAGACTTACTCGTTTTCATTTGTTTCTCGAATATATTCCAATAGCGTTGTTATCGCTTCGAAATCTTCAGAACTGAGAAAGGGAAGTGAGCTCTCAATTTCAGAATTTCTCAACCAAGTTACGATGTCAAATTTATTTGAATTAAATTTGAACACTGCAATAGCGATTCCAATCGTAGTATAGCAAACTATTTTATCTCCATACTGCAATCGTTCCCAGCGTTCAATGTAGCTCACTTTTCCCTTTCTCTTTCTTATCCCAACGAAATAGCAGTTTCCGTTTTGATAAACGTATTCAAATTCCTTTTTCATCTTCAGTTCCAGTTCCAGTATGCCATAACTTTATATAGCAATCTGCAATCAGTATTGCTTCCGCTTCTCCATCAGTAAGCTGACCCTGAGCATTTCTTAATTCCGGATGCTTCTCATAAGCAAAGACTATTGAATTTCCTTTCGCTTTCTTTTTCAGTTTGGCATTCTCTCGGAGACGAGCTTTCTTTTGCTCCGGCGTTTCATTCTTGGAACCTCTCTTAGTTCCAATTACCGGAAGACCAATCTTTGCCTTCCAGAAACTTGGAGCCATGACCGAGACATTAAACCCAATCGCATAAGCCATGCCATAGAGTATTCCAGCGTGATAGCAAAGTGTTGCAATTGAAGATGCAGTATCTTTTCCCATATATCCAACTTTCTCAATGCAAACACATGCCACATCGTTTTTATACTTTTCGAAGAACCTTCGAATCTCTTCGTAATCGAATTGGTCTCCAATCACTGGCATTCGAATCACGGTATGAACCTTCATCGTCTCCAGAGAAAGGAGGGCAATGCCCCCCTTCATCCCCGGATCGATTCCGATTATGAACTTCTCTTTCTTCATGAGTCTTTCCTTTTTCTATAACACTTTCCGCAATATGGCTTCTCTTCCAGCCAATGCGTATTCTTCTTAGAGACTATCTTCTTACAGTCCGCACAAGAGAAGAGAGCGTACTTATACTTTTTTATTATCTTGTCATACATATCGCCTTTCTTCTTCTCTTTTAAGAAATGTTCCCGGTACTGACTGACTTCAATATAGAGAACGTCATTGAAGTTCTTAAGACGTCTCTTCGCTTCTTCAAGCTTCTGAAGTTTTCTTCCCCAGAAGTAGATTACTATCAGAAGCAGAATGATTATTATAACACCAACGATGCTACTCATTTTCCTATCTTTCCATACAAAACAGCCATCGTTATAATGAATACTTCGAAGGCGGTGTTACCTTTCTTTTCGATCTCTTCATACACACGGTAACAAAATTCTTCAATTGGAAGCTTTTGTCCGTTTAATTCTTTCGAAAGGTCTTTATCGAATTGATCCAGTGCACCTTTAATTGTTTCTCCATCATTAAGTAGATCACTGAATTCATTCAATGTAAGAATCTTTCTTCCGTTTTCGGAGTTGAAATCAATTACTGTCATTTTTACTTTCTCCTTTATGTGGTCTGCTAGACATGAATAGCGTTACTGCAGCTACCACAGCTATAAGAGTATTGTTATTCTTCTCAATCTCTTCATATATCTTGTAGATAAGCTTGTGTGGTGTGATTATTTCCTTCTCATCAAGTTCATCTGCGAACTTGTTAAACATATCATCCACTGCTTGCATGAGCAATGGAGCGTTGTTTATGGTGTCCACAAACTTTTCGAAGGATAGCACCTTTCTTTTTGGGACACTCGGTTTCTTATTTGTCTTCGTTGCCATCTTTTTCTCCTTTTCCTCTGCTCCATTCCAGAGCTAGAACAAAAACGGTTGATATAAGTAATTCTTGGGATTCATCACTCTGAATTGCATAGTAAAGACTTTTCATGAAGTCGTTTATTCCGAGAGACTCATGTGTCATTACCCAATTCTCAAAAGTATATACATTGACTTTGTCTCGGAGTGATAGTAACTCTTCTTGAGAAATTACTCTGCGAAAGTTCTTTTGCAAAAACTCGATTTCTTCATCCGAGAACATATCCTTTCTCGTGTTAAGAATATTCTGAAAGCGCTTCTCACGCTTTGACATATTTTTATCACTCATTTTCTCCATCCTATTGTGAAGATTGGCGTAATCGGAGTAAGTCCGATTCCGAAACTATATGATTTGTGTGCTCCTTCTACATCTATTATGATATAGATAATGTTAAATATTCCAAGAAACATTATTTGATACACGAAGCATTCTTTGTTTTCGTCATCCACATACTCTTTAACCAGCTTCGGAACAATAATTGAGCAAGAGACTCCTATTCCAAATAATATCGATTCGAATAGCATGATTGCATACGTCATGGTATGAGACATCAGGGACTCGGTCTTCAGCATCATTTGTCGAAGTATTCTCACCGACGCCTTACCTTCATCTTCACCGGAAGAACTGCGCCTGGAATTTCTTTTCCAGCCATGAGGTCATTCCGCAAGGCTGCAGTATCAATATACTGCTCAATCTTTGTTTTAATGTAGTCACTTGGAAGTAGCTCTTCATCTACTATTTCTACACCACCATAAGTTTTGGTAAGCGAATAAGTGTGATACTGAGTACGCAGGGGCTTATTCACATCAACTAGCTTTGCGTCTGCCAACATCTGAAGAAGGCGGTCTTTGCTCTTCTCAATACTTTCCATCTTGCTATTGATTTTCTTGAGCTCATCTTGATACAGTTCCTTATAGATTTTCAGCTGTTCAATTTCAGCATCAAGTTTAATATACACGAAATCCAAACTATTTATCTTCTTTATTAGCTTGGCTTGGATTTCTGCCAATTGTTGCTCAACGTCTTCTGCGTTGAGGTCTAGTTCTGCAAGCGACCGAGCAAGCTCTTCAGCTTCTCTCTTCTGCGCTGCAATGTCGAATAAGGTTTCTTTTTCTTTCGGCATTGGGTTCCTCCCTTTTTTTGTTTGTACTTGTCAAAAAATACATCTATACCGATTATTTCATCGTTATAGTATTCGTATAGAATGACAATGTATAATCTACCTTTATCTTTTTTATTTCTACAATAAAAATCAACTACTTTTGTTGACTTGATAACATCGGCTTTGTTTCTTATCAATTCTCTTATGACCGGTATAGGATCAATTCCTTACTTATGTCATTCTTAAGTTCGTCTGTTATTCTTAACCTTCAGATGGATTTTCAAGTGCGTCCAGACGAGCCAAAATACCAGTTCCAGGAGCACTGATTGTGTCATCAATGTCATTAAGCGTTTCTCCAATCAAATCCAAACGAGCCAGAATTGATTGCACGGTCGCATAATCTAAAGTAACCGCAGATACAGGCACGGTAAGAACATCGCTGTCAGTGTCGGCTGTAAGAGCTTCCTTGTCCACCATAATTGTCAGGTCGCCCAGCTTCGCAGTTCCGGTAAAAGTAAGCGTGCATTGATTGTCTTCGTCCTTGGTAATTGTGTCCAGAGTAAGACCGTGAGTAAGACCGCTACCTGATAAGGAATTAAGGAATAACTCAAATATTGTTTTCACTTTGTTTCTCCGCTTTATCTTCTTCTCGATATAGTTTAATCATTTTCGAAAACGTTCTGAAACTCTTATCAAGACGTGTCATATCATCTACTGGAATTCCAGCTACTGTATAACCAAATGTTTCGTTTTCTGCTGTAGCTCTTTTACCATTAACAGACTCACTGTATGTATACAGAACCATGAATCTTCTATCGCTTTCACCATAGATAACTACGTTAATAATGTCACCGTCGTAGACAAAGCTCAGAATACGTGTATTTGTACGATCGTCTCTATCTTCTTCTTGAAGAAAATCGAGACCGATTTCTTTCAGAACACTTATTACATTCTCTACTAGTTCATCTAAGTCGTAGTCAATTTTCACTTTGTTTCTCCTTTTCGTAAAGGTTTAATATTTCGATAAAGAACTTGAACACTTTTTCTAATCGAGTAAAATCATTTACCGGTATTCCACCAAGAGTATACTCGAAGAATTTACCTTCTCTTGCACTCTTGCGCTTATTGTTCTCATCACTATAGTAGAAACATACACTGAACCTTTCCTGCTTCTCGAAGATTCCAATAACTATTACTATACCATTGTAGAAATAGTTCAGGACTGCATTATGAATTGCCTTTGTTATTACGTTTTTATCAATGAGAGTAAGACCTTCTTTTTCGAAGTAGTTCTCCAGCTCATTGACTAACTTATAGAAGCTTTTCGGTTTTGATTTCATTTTCTCTTCCTTTCTATTATTTTATTCTCTTGAAGCGCCAATTGTCTTGACGCTCCAATACGACGTTCTTCCAAAGAACATCTGAATTTGCTTTGACATGATTTATTATACGATAAGGACTATTCTGGTCTCCAGATATAGTAAACAATCTTCTTGCAGTCTTTTCTACTGCACCACTTCCGAAACCAGAATGAATTCCATTGTTATTCGCAGAAGCTCTATTGATTTGTGATATGGCAATCAAGATGATATTATACTTCTGCGCCATTACTGAAAGTGATTTGGCAATATCTGCTACTGCAATTGATGGACTTCTTCCCCAAGCTGGATGCTCTACTTGTTCATAATAATCTATTACCAGAACCTGTGGCTGATAATCCAGAATCAGTTGTTCTATTCCAGAAGTTGTGAGTATTCCAGTCTGAACTGCAATATGCTCCAGAGCGGTATGATACTTGTAGAGTTCGTCTCTGTGCTTAATGACTTCATTTTCAGTATAACCAGTTACAATACAATAATTTCTCATCTGAATAATTCCAGCTGAGAGTTCTGTTCCGTAGTAGATTGTCTGAAGCCCTTTGGGACGAACTACATCGTCAACCATATTCACGCCCAACATTATGTTCTGGATGATACTTGTTTTATTAAGACCGGTATCTCCTTGGAAGACAACAAGTTCTCCTGGATACAATACGCAATCGACTTCCAGTCCGAAGATGTCTTTCAGGTTGATATAGCGGTCTTTATTCTCTATAATTTGCAGACGCTCTTCAAATGCTTTATCCAAATCGGTAAGATTCATCAGATTATTGGCATCCAGATTCTTGTGCTTATAGAATAGACACATTGGTGAACAGAATTCTTTAAGAATTGCATCATTGCAACCATACCGATACGGTTTGCGATAGACTTGCCGTACTCTTTCAATCACCTGCTGGTCATCCAAAGACTGATTCGTCTTATGATTCCAATGCAACATTCCAGCAATAGCGAAATCTTCTGGCATTCCTTGTCTTTTACAATGTGAAGCAATGCGCATTACTACATTGTTTCTATTTCCTTCTACTGCTCCACGCTCGTAGAGCTTCTGAATACACACTGCATATCTATTCACTTCGAAGTTATCGTCTTCTTTCTTCCATCCATTGGGAACAACTTTGCTTCCTTCTTCAAACATATATGAAGGGATAATATACTTCTCCAATAGGTTTCTTCCATCCATCTCCAGATACTGAAAATCCAGACGCTGTGTCTTCGCCAGCTCTCGAATCTTTTCCAGAGAAAGAGTCTTTGCTTCTTCCAAAGTAAGAGGAATTTTGAAAAGACCACTCTTTTCGTTCAAGCTATTTTCTATGCGAATAAGTTGGTTTCCACGGATGATTGCTGGATCATCTATCAATCCAGCGTTCACTAACGTCTGTGCGATCTGCTCCGGAAGAAATACTGACGGTTGGAAGTCGAAGAGAGAATTATCTAAGAAGATATGGAAGCCAGTTCCACTGAAGAATATCTGGAACATATTCTCATCCAGTCCAAGAGATTCAAGTTTCTCTATAAACCTCAGAAGCTTCTCCTGCGTGAATTCATCGCTGTTGTAGCCCTTATCGATATCGATAGGAATCATATCAATCCCTCGGATACCCCGATACATAGACACAGACTTATTCGTCTTGAGATATTCTACGATTCCTTCATCGTACCAAAATACCGAGCGGAAAAGGGGACACTGCGTCCCCTTCTCAAGGATGACATGAGCAACATCCTCCGCTCTGATAAGTTTATTGCGATTACTTGCCCGATATTGTGCCAGTTCATAATACTTCATTTTAATCACCTCTTGGAACATATATCAGGTCGTCATTGCTACTTTCTGATTTTCCTCCTTTTTCGGTATGCGTATCAGAAGCTTCCGCTTTCAAACTTCTTTCAATCCAATATGCATAATTCTCTTGCATCATGACAGCGAAAGCATCGTTACTTTTGTTAAGCTCTTCATCGATTACACCAATTACTCGGTCATAGCCATTGGAATCCTTGGCGATATAGACAAGATACGACTTATCTCTTCCAAGTGTCTTGAGCAATCCAGCTATGTCCTTTATTGGTCTATCGTTCTCATCTACGAATTTTCCCTTCTCATTGACTCCGATTCCAGAGAGTTTCCCGCCTTCAATTCGGGTAAAACCCATTTGCTGGAGAATACGATAGAGCCTTTTCAAATCCTTGCTCTCTGGATCTATCTCGTTATTCATATTCCGGTCGAACTTCGCAAATACTCTCATCTTTCTTGTCCAGTTTTCTGGAACATTCTCGAATCCGAAAATGAAATCTAGTATTACATCATACACTGTTCCCGCAGTGTGATCGATTACGTCAATAAGAAACCCTCTGTTTTCTCCAGGGGACTGAATATGTCCACCAGATCCGGTCTGTGATGGGATTATTGGCATTCTTCCTCCTTCTTTTTTAGCTTCTTTTTAATCAACTCTTGCACGGCTTCATCTCGACAGGAATCGCACACTGATTTCCATCGAGCCATTGTTGTCGTTATTTTCTTTACCATTCTCTTCCTCCTCCTCGGATTCGTTCAGAATTCTGTAGAGCAATTCTGCCACATCCCGCTTAAATATCTTTGCTGCTTCGTTCTCCAGTTCGCTGCCAGATGTTTCAGTGCTAATTCTTGTTTCTACGGTTTCTTCCGTCTCTGTGAACGTAATTACTATTTTGCTTGGCATTTTTCCTCCTTTTTCTTATATTCATTAACAAGTGCCTGATAAGAGAATGGAAGCGTCTTGTTTACTAAACGATTAAGTCTTGTGCCTCCAGTCATTATCTCTTCGCTTACTACAAACGAAATCGTATGCAACTTCCCTTGGAATACTGCACCGAACTCGGCTCCATCTGGAAGATTGGTATCTTCTACGTTCACGTAGCCAATCAAGTCCATCTCTCCAAACAGCGCATTTGTTACTCCCGCTCTCAAAGCCGGGTCACGCTGATAGATGTTCTTTACTTGACTTGTAGTCTTGGCGTGAATGGAGATACCAAAATCTACTCCGACTTGGTTCACCTCTTCTTTCATTCGCAGAAGCGGTCTTACCAATTCATCTCGAGCATCGCTCCAACCAGAGCCATAAGGAATCTCTCCGATGGAATCAACTACTTCTCCTTTCTCTTTCAAGGAGCGTTGTTTCTGATTATACTTTTCAAGATGATATGCTTCTGCCCAGTTCTGTAGATTATCTACAGTGTCAATGGCAACAAGTTCAAACTGCTGATGAAGCATTCCAGATGCCTTCAGAGAATGAACTATTGCACATATCTCTTGAAAAGACCAAGCCTTAAAGTTCTTCCCATTGATGATATAGTTGCGATCTTCTGGTGGAATTATCTTGCCGTCTCCATCTCTTGGCGGAGCAAAGGAGATACATGGTAGAACCGTCATACCATTATACTCTTCATACTTCAAGACACATCTCTCTGTGTCAATGAAAAGAGTTTTCCGTACGTCTCCGGATGGGTTAAAACGAGAAAGTCCATAGGTTTTTCCTCGTTTGAAGAGACCGGTTACAGCAATTGCTATTCCACGTGGCATTTGTTCGTTCGATGCTTCGACTACAGTTGCGAAGTCATCGAGATTGATTGATGTTTTTGGCATCGTTCCTCCTTATTGCTTCTTGAGAACCATATTTATTTTTCTTCAAAAATTGTCAAGACATTCGAAGTCGAAATCACAACTTTCTGTTCCAGGATTATAAAACTCACAGTCCAGGCATAATCGGTCAATGAGTTCTCCATATACTTCTCGATCTACTTTCTTTTCTTCAATTACTCTCGGAAGAGGATAGTCGTAATCAAGTCTGAAACTATTACCATAAGCAAAGCCATAGCCATAGTCTCTATATGAGACCTGAAGATCGTTGAAATATCTCCCGGTAAGTGTCGGTATTATACGACTTATTCGTTCCAAAGAAAGATAACATTCTTCGAACTGAACATATTCTTTCTCAGTATGTTCATTGTGGAAACCGACCGAAACGTTAACAGTTGCCTTTGGATATTCTCCAGCAATGTGAGAAACGTCTGTGAAGCTCCCACTGACTTCTCTGTACCCTTCAGAGATGAAGATATTATTTAGTTCCTCGCTTGCATAGTCATAGAGAGCTATTTCGTTTCCATTTCTTCGGTCTAGTCCAATATAGCAGTTTACTGTCTTGATTATATTCTGTTCATGAAAGAGAAACTCTGATGAACCAAAGCCACCTGTCTCTTCTTTGTCGCAGAATAGATATATTGCAGGAACCTTGTCGTGAATCATAGCCAGAGCAATCGCTACTCCAGCTCGATCATCTCCACCCAGAACAGCTTTCTTTTTATTACGAATAAGTCCACCCTCTATCACTACTTCAATCTCTTCTACATATCGTACTGTATCGTAATGACTACAGACTAGCGGAAGGAAACAGCTTTCTGTTCTCCGTATTGGAACGATTAGAATATAATTTTCATAATTCTTCACAGTGAAGTAAGGAACACTTGTTTTCTTAACTGATTGACAAATCAGATAACGAATGCCAGTCGTAGAGGCACGCAAGCATTTAATCAGAAGTTTCTGAAACGCTTTCTTATTCATCTTCGTTTCTCCTTTCTGCAAGTGTTGGTGCATTGGCAATTATCACATCCATTACTTCTCCGAACGTAACTCCGGTAAGTTCTGAAAGACCTACGAAGTGAATAGCTGCTTGAACATTAAATTTCACAATATAATCATCGTTTTCTTTTCTTACCAGTCCTTCGAATTTCTTCAGAAATGGTTCAATTTGTGCGTCTCTTATATACAGCTTCGTCTCGTAAATGACTTTGCTTTCGTCGTTTGGATCAACGAAGTAGAGATTCGGATAGTAAATTGTATTTTTGATAGTGTATTCTAAACTAACGATGTCTCTAATTTCTTGATGACCTCTGTAATGCGAATAGACCATATAGAAAGGCTTCTTATGTTCCTTGAACCACTCTCTTTCAAAATAACGATCAAGCATAGGATCGAATATTGCAAGCTCATTGATACAGTCTTCGCAATAAGTATCATAATCGTGATCATCATCACTGAAAAACATTTCGTAGCTTGTGTTGTGATCAATTCTTTCTCCACAGTTTACACAATACCAATGTTCATCATCATCGTAATCTTCTTCTTCATTACTATCTTCTAAATCATGATAACATACTTCTTCGTCTTCATCAAGTCCATAGAATGTTACTCTTCCTTCTGGGACTTCCAATGGAGCAAGACTTTTCGGAATAAGTATATAAGAAGAATTGTCCATGTATATCTTTACATTGAGCCGATCTGGTTTTGAAGAAAGATAGCTGTAATATCCGCCACCGTCATGACTTTCTACAAGAATCTTTGTCTCCAACGCCATGTGAGTATCATAATCTTTGGAATATTCATAAACCTTCCAATTATCTTTTTCATCTTCGAATATGTTTTCGATTATCCAGCGACTTACTGCTTGTTGATATGTTACAGGAAAAGTTCCATAAGATTTCAGGCAAAGAATCTCAGGTACCTTTACTATCTTCTCTTTTTCTCCGCTTCTATCTTTTCTATACGGAATCACGACCCATCTTCTACCAATTATCTTTGTCATATCAGAGTTCGTGATCATTGCCATCATTATACTAATACTAGTACTGAATTCGTAAGGCACTAAATGATAACATCCATCTGGACTAAAACATGAATTCCAGCTTACAAAGTCTTTATCCGAGCAAAGTCTGAACCATTCTGGATCAATAGTAAGAAACAATCTTCCGGACGTATCTCCAATACTTTGAACATACTTCTTATAAGAATCTGGCATCATTAGTTCTTGGAGAATTGCTCTCTTCTTAACTCGAGTCTTATCATTGAAGACGAAATAATTCGGATCAGAATTATCGACTTTATTATGTTCTGTAATATGTCTTCCCAGGGCATCCATAAGAAATTCATCGTTTCTATCTTTCAGATTTACATAATCAGTTATTTCAATTGTGTATAACGATTCTGAAAAGACATTGTTCAGGTAAGCTATCTTCTCTTCTTTAATAGCTTGGAAACTTCTTTCGTAGCTCATTGTATACCTCCATACTACTCTCATAGCGGTCTTTTGGGTGAACGTAATTTGGATTCTCTATGATATAGAATAACTTCGATAACGATTCTCTCATTCTTTCTCTTCCCAGGTTGTTGATGAATACTTCTATTTCATCGTCTTCTGGTACATCCTTTCGATACAATAAATCCTTAAATCTTCTAAGTCTTTCGAGAATTATACTAATCGAAGCGCTTTCCATTAACTTCACGCTATCGTTTTTGTCTTCATCTTCACTGCTCTCGTTATAGTAAGGAATCCAGTTATAGTTGATATAGGAAAAGAAAGAAACATTTTCCTTATCCTTTATTATGAAGTCATCCAGATCGTATTGTCCTTCATCATCGATAACATGAAAAATATATTCCGATGGAAAGAGATTTATTTTGCTATAGTGATCCAGAAATGGTCGTAGAGCAATGAATAGATTCATGAAGTTTCTTATAGTCACAAGCGTATCAAACACATGAATATCTCCGTATTCTATGTTGATACCATTGTAGTTAAGTGTTCTTTTATCGAAGTTGATAATATCGACTAAATTTTCTTTGTTGCTTAGCTTATAAAGCAATACCTTGTATTCATTCTTATCTGTATATTTCCTGACATTCGGAACAAATATTACCTGTCGATTCCTATCCTGATTCACAGCGTCTTTCGCTGTTGGTATCTTAAACATTGTTTCCTCCTTATCTTTGCTTTTGTAAGCTTATTTTTTTAATTGAAAATACTGGCTCTATGCTTATTACAATTGACTTTTTTAATTCTTCATCGAACCAGATTGATGAGAATTCATATTCGAAACTGGGAAGTCCATATTCTCGTATAAGATTCCAGTAGGAATTCAGGAACATCGCTTCCTTCTCTCTATTGTCTCTATACTTCGGCAGTATCTCTACAACACTTACTCGCTTTTGATAGTAATATACTTTCACGGTTTCTTTTGGAGACGAATAAGTTTCTTCTTCCTTTCTTCTCTTGGCGATAAGAGTCATTCCGTTCTTCTTCATATACTTATGCACCGAAGAGATACTACTTCCAAGCTCGCAACTTGGAAGCGTATCTTCTCGGAAATAGAAATATATTGACGGAATAAGAAGTGTAACGCCGATAATAGTGGCAATTACATAATTCTTCTTCACTGTTTCTCCTTCGTGAACACTTTTACTTTTGCATACTTTTCTTCGACATTGTAAAAAATTACTAGACAATCTTCGTCTTCCCTATCTCTTCCTTGGAAAGAACGAAAGTCTTCTTCTTTTCCTTCGACTAACCATTTAGTTATATTGGGAAACTCGGTAGCTATCCATGGTACTACGGAAATACCGAGACGTTCATATAATTCGACGGTTTCTTCAATCTCTTCAGGTGATCTTCTTGTGAGATCGAAAACTTTTTGTTTCTCTTTGTCAAATCCAATGAGAACACTCCAATCAATGCTTACCGGAATGTAACCACAATCTTTTATTATCTCTTCTGCTTCTTTCGTGGTTACTTTCTTGGGAGCAGCGGATTCGTTTTCTCTATAGACAAGTGTTCCATTTCCACTTGCATAGAAAAACGGCTGAGAATCGTTCTGTGGTTCTGAAGTAAGTGGCTTCAGATAGATTGCTGAATACTTTTTCATCATTTCTCCTTTGCTTATTTAATTCAGATTAAAAAAAATAAATTGGGCACTTTGGTAAGCCCTCGATGAGCCTTTACTGCTCTCATCTAGCAGCCTGGCATACAGCTGAAGAGACGCTGCCCAGGAAGCGAATACCTGCTTTGAAACGGTTCATGAAACAAAGCAGCACGTATTCGCAAAAAATCGCCAATCGGAGGATAAACATAAGGAAGCGAATGAGCATATCCGGTGACTTCGATAGTCTTTCCGGACATCAGGCTTCTTCGCTTCCAAAACGATCAAGCAAACGGAACTTCTGCAGCTGGAACCGGTTTGCTTGGGAACGGTTCCAACGGCTGTGAAGCGGGAAACTCCCATTTCACTGTGCCAAGGACGGATTCACTGACGAAACTTCCGTCAGCTTTCTTGGCACGACTCCAACCAAATGGAGTCATGTCAATGTCTTTGGCAATCCAAATCTCGGCTCTTGCGAATTTGCCGAGCTGCGGATCGTTAAGCAGTTCCTCGCTGATTGGAACGCTCAACGGATCGAACACACGAATAACCGGTTCTTCTTTCCGGCTGGTCGTGCGGTACAATCTAATTGTTGCACACATTTTCGTTACCTCCACGTAACTATTTCGCAAGCGGAAACAAAACTGCTTACGATACAAATTTCAGAATTCGGGGAGAAATTGGCAAAACAGCTGCTTTGCTTGTCTTTTTCGAAAAGCGAAGGGAAAGACGAGTAAGTCTATTGCAGAACGACTTCGGAGCTATTTCTTCTTCTCTATTCTCTAGTCGAAGATAGACTATTACTGAAGTCGTATCTTACAGCGTAAGCAGACTACTACTCCTCCGCAGCGTATAC